ATGGCCTTATGGTAATGCAGACCTGAGGTATTTGTAAAGCCCCCCCCACGGGGCATGTAATACTTAATATTCACAATACATGCTCAGAGACAATGAACGCATATAGTTCAACGCGTCTTTATGACACGTAAACTCCGGCGCATCTATGCCATTCAGTTCACAAGCATGCCTAATGATGGGATAAAACGTATTAAATTTATCCTCACCATGATAACTCAACTCGCCCGCTGCCATCTTACATTTACTGGCAGTTATGTCGGGCGTTTCTTTCCCCGTCTTATCCCATAATAACGACTCTAATATAGAATAAGACCTCAATGGTGGGTCTACACAAGTTGGATAAGTAGAAGCATCAACCAAAAATTTCCTACCAATTATAGAGCCATCCATTAGCGATTTCAGAGCAACCGCTACACCCTGGAGACCTTTTAACTCATCAGTATATTCAATACCAATTTCGGCTAAAGCCGCCTGTATGGTTAATGTATTGATATCTTCATTATCGACATCTGGTACTACCGCATTATCATCGCCATAAATAGCTACAGCGATCCGTTTAAGTAACGGTCCTAAAAACTCTAAATCACAAGATTTTGCACGGCGGATGTTTTCCAAACCACCTAATTTAATACTTGTAGCCGCAAAAGCTATTAAGCAATAATTAGCCACTCCATTAATGATAGACGTTAGAAAATTACCACTGGTATTACCCCAATCCCACTTATATAAGAAACCCTTACCATTAACATTAACAACATGATACGATGAAATCATCTCTTCAACTAATAGGTCCATAATTCTCAACTCGGGATGGTTAACACCATAAAACATACGGTATAATACCATGATAGATTTTTGCCATGTTACATACAACGTCTTATCATATGACCCATAATCTCCAAAAGCACCGTGGACATTTTTGTTGGCTAAATGTTCAAACAATTGCTTCCATTCATCACCAAACGGATTAATACCAACTAGGGATCCATTACGAATCCTGTTATTAACTATCCATTGGACAAAGGGATAAAACTTCATACCACAAATTATTAAAAAAACTAGCTCTTGGGCACAATATACTCTAGCTTTGCCTTCATCACACTTCTCAAACGATCTCAACTCATCCTTAAGATGGTCGACATTTATATTACATATACGCTGTCCACTTCTCAATAATTCTATATTAAATTCAACACACTTTTTAAGCGCTT